CTGGGGGCAATTTTTAATATTATTTTTAACAATTTCTGCAATGTGGCTATCTTCAAGAGCGGACCGGAGAAAAACAGACCAAAAAATTGAAGAACATAGAAGAGAAACGAATGAAATAATAATGTCAATAAGAGAAGAAATAAGAAATTTCAATGAAAAAATGATTGAAGAAAGCAGAGACTTTCACGGCAGACTATGCAAGATTGAAGAGCAAAAAAACAGGAGAAAATAAGGTGGAATGAAAGATTTTCACGAAAGATTACTCGAAATCGAAAAAAATAGGGGGAAATAATGAACTGGCTGCAAATATTTACAATAATCGGCTCACACTTTTTCATGCTCCTAGGTGTGTTTGGGATTGTTTTTTCATTCAGAAAAGAATCTCGGGAAGATTGGAAAATGATTCATCAAGAATTAAAAGAATTCAAAGAGGCAGTCAGGCTTGAGATGAAAGATTTTCACGAAAGGCTGATTGAAATCGAAAAAAACAGGGGGAAATAAAATGAAAAAACAAAATGAAGAAAAATTTGAAGGCTATACAAGGATCACTGAGATCCTCTCTCCCTATATGGATTTTAGTCATATAGAAACAAGGGTTCATCGCTACTGTGATCTGTACGTCAAAAATTTACTTATAGAACCTGTGGATGAAGATTGCAAGCCGTATATTGATTCTTTTATTGATTGGTTTGACTTCATCGTTGACGAAGTTATTCAATCTGAACAACGTCTATTCTGCGACAGATGGAAAATCACCGGGCAAATAGATTTGATTCTTAAATTAAAGAATACGGACGCAACTTTTCTAGTAGACATAAAGACACAGCAGCAAAAATCATCTTCATGGGCTTTGCAAACTGCCGCTTATAAGTATCTTGTTGAGGATAGTTCAACCCAAAAAATCACTCACCGAGGATGTCTTATGTTAGATAGCAACGGCCAGGTACCCACAATGATAGAATATAAATATCATAAGCGAGACATTGATTTCTTTTCCTTAGCCTACAAACTTCATAAATATTTTAAAGAACAATAATTAATATAGAATGCCCTTTGGATGTATTAAAAATTTTGGAGGAAAACGAGTGACTACACAATACGAAAAGGATTTTTACGGATGGACAGAAACTCAAGCAAATTTTCTTAAAGAAGGAAAGTTAAATATGCTGGATACAGAAAATTTAATTGAGGAGTTGTTGGATTTGGGGATATCGCAAGCAAGCAAATTAGAAAACCATCTAATGAGAATATTTCAACATATGCTTAAGAAGGAATATCAGCAACACATGTATACCAGGTCATGGGATCTAACTATAAAAAACTGCAAATTTCATGCAAACAAAACACTAAAGAAAAATCCGGGACTAAAACATAAATTAAACGAAATAATGGAAGATGCATATTACTCGGCAAGACTGGAAGCTGCTAAAGAAACCGGGCTCGATGAGGAAATTTTTCCGATGGAATGCCCTTGGGATGTATTAAAAATTTTGGAGGATGATTAATGTTTTGGGTAGTTTTGTACGTAGGAATGCACGTTTTATATTTTATCGTGAAAAAATCAATAGACGCTTTCTATTGGTTTTTCGAGTGATTAGTTAATTTTTTTTATACTTCAATTTTCTTCCTTTCTTCCACACCTATTTTCTTTTGCGGTTGTTTTTTAATACTTTTAACGTCCTTATCCAGTTTTGAAAATTCTTTTTCAGCTTTTTTAAAATCACCATTTTTCAAGGATTTTATACCATTTTCCCATGTCGATATAATTTGAGGTTTATCAAGAAGGGCGTTAGTAATATTTCTATATAAATTTTTACCGGCTCCAAAAGCCAATTTTGCTTTTCCCAATTTTGGATGAATAATATATGCCCCGGCCGTTTTCACTAAATCTTCAAAACCTTTCTGCTTAGCTATTTTAAGCATTTTAAATGGTTTTTCGGTTGAAAGCATATCCTTCATAAGCTGTTCGTATTTTTTAAAATTATCTTTCCCTAACGCTTGTTTGAACGGGCGTGCCTGGTTTTTATTTAGGAAGAATTTTTTCGCTTTATTATAGTCTATTTTTCCTTCGAAAATTCCTTGTGTAAATTTATCTATGGCTTCCGCATCAGAAATATCGGCCCAGGATTTATTAGTTTCTTTAAACAGATCTACAAATTCAGTGTTCGGAAACTCGCTTTCCATAACATCGGCAATAGCACGGTTATACTCTAGAAGAGCATCCTTTTTCGCCCTGTTGAAAGCATAAGATCTTGAAGGGTCGTAAGCTTCCGATAAGGCCTTATTATTTTTTCTGTATTGAGCGACAAGATCAGACGCCTTTATTTCTTGGTTCGGAGTTTCTTTTAAGAATTGCGTAATGAATTTTCTGTAATCATTGTCGTATTCGCTAGGGGCAAAACCCGTTCCTTTTTTCTTTAATGCGTTATCGACAAGCTTCTTTTTTACTGTTTGCGTATTTAAAGTTTCCGGAATTCCTTCCGCCAGCTTCTCAACTTTTCTAAATTGATCGGCGACTTCCACTTTAAATGCCGGATTATCTTCCAGTGTGGCTTTTGTTTTGGATATTGGAGACTCGCTAATTATTTTATCCGATATTTTTTTAAAGTCGGTTTCAAGCTTTTCTTGTATTTTTCCATGTCTTTTTAAAGAAACTTTCCTAAGATCTGATACTTTTTCGTATCTTCTAACAGGAAGTCCTGAAGGTTTTGTTTTTGCCTTTATTTTAGGAGATCCCTTTGGAATTGCCTGCGCACCTGCAGTAGATCCAATTAAAGCGGCAGGTTTTGCTATGGACTCGGGAACGCCTATTTTTTCCAAACCCTTTTCGGCAATAGGCGCGGCAATAGCGGCAGTTACTTTTTTAACAATTCCTCCCGGAGTAAACCCGGCAGCTTCTGAACCAAACCTTATATTTTTCTGAAGTTCTGTTTTTGGTGTCAAAGGAAGTCCGGTTTTCTCCTCCACAAACCTTTCTATATTCTCTTGAGTGGGAATTTTACTTTCCGCGTCTTCTACGGCTTTCAAATAAGCTTCTTTGTTAAATGGAACGCCCGCTTCTCTTGCCGTATCTTCAATTTCCCTTATAGTTAAAGGATGGCGTGCGTATCCTGAAGCTACCATCTGCAAGATATCCATGAGATATGTAAAAGCTTTGGCTCGCCCTGCCGGAATTTGATAAAGGGTGCGTCCTATTTGCTTTAGACTGCTTTCCAATTCCTTTTTTTGCTTTCTCTCTTCCGGCTGTTGCATGCCGACTCCAGGAATCCATGAAGTAAATTCAACACCCTCTATTTCTTCCGGGTCGTTTGCTTCCTGCTGAACTTCATTCCAGCTTGTAAAAGAAAAATCGGTATCGGCGGTCACAACAATTTATTTCCTTTTTTTTTCATAAAATTTTTAACCTGGTCCTTAGGAATAAATCCCAGATTTCCATCAGCCAACTGAACCGCAACTTGTCCTTCAGGAGTATTTTCCTTCATTTTTTTAACTTGTTCGCTCACCATTTTATCCAAGTCCGAACCGATACTTCTAAATTCCTTCCTAAGCTCTTTAGCTGTGGGTTCTATCGCCTTTTTAGCTTTCGACTTGGCTATGTCCCAGTCTATATTTCTTATTCCCCCATAGTCGCTAACGGTTTTTTGCAAAGCTTGTTCGTAAGCTGAATTTATTTTATTAATTATTTGCATCTGGCCTATTATCTGCCTTCTTCCCTCTTCGGAGTTTGCCAGTGTGGGAAGTCTCTTCATAAACCTGTCCAATTCAAAATTAGTAACGCGCGACCCATAAGTAGCTTTTGCTTTTGTCGTAAAATCATTAATAGTCTTTACAAACCTTTGAGCTTCCGGAGAAGATAAAAAAGGCAATATCAACTCCCCGGTCAAAGGATTTACATTCAGCCTTTGAAAAGTTCCTATTTGAGGAGATAGATCTTCCAGAATTCCCAACGCATCTTCTTCGGCTTCCAAACCCTCTAATTTTTCCTGTGAGTTTTCATATAAAGGCAAATTCTTGGCGTATCTGTTTTCCTGCCTGGCAACCCTTTCTTTTGGAGTAAGCCCCTTATCAAAATCCGACGTTTCAGCAGGAGCTCCAAGCTCTTCATTTAATTTTGACTTTACGTCAATTCCTCTTTTAGCATCCTCTATCCAGCTATCCAAAAGGGAAGTTCTTCCGCCCTCGGAAGCCGACATGTACAGATCGGCCGCTTTTTTTCCAAAGTTTTGCTCGATTACCTTGTAGCGGTTCATATCTTCAATTTGAGATTGCAAATTTTTTTGCTGCTGCATTTGCCCTTGCTTCTCTATCTGAGCTGCCTTAAGCATCTCTTCCATCGGAATCCCTTCATACTGCTGCGCCTGTTCTTCTCCGAACAGCATTTTTGCAAGCTGCGATTGGGCTTGTTTTTGCTCATAGTCTTGTTTTTGAAGCATCTTTTCCTGCTGCTGACGCTCTGCCATATTGGCAAATCCCATGCCCAGGGCTTGCGCTATCTGCGCGCCGTATGATGGACCTATTTTTGGATTGAAGAACTGAACCATCTTATGCGCGCGCGGGGACTCCGTCCTTCAGGGCGGAGAGGAAGCGCGGCCTCCATGTTTGTTGATTAATATTCTTGTTTAACATATACTGCACTCCCTAGAGAGAACGTAAGATACTCTAAATTTGCCGTCCTTCGGGGCGGTGCGCACCAGTCAATGTGCGCTGAAGCCCGAGCATCTGCTACGGGCAAGCTCGTTCCTTTAGGGACGAGTAGTTGACTTTATCCTTTAATATCCTTTTCTTGTAATCGAGCCATATTGCGGAGATGATGAAGAACCGCCAAAATTAAATTCAGGCAATTTGAATCCGTTCTGCCCCCAAGCGTTCAACATCCCTGGAAATGCACCCATTTCATTCTGTGGCTGATAATACGCAAATGGCTGGGCATTCATCCCCATTTGTGCAAAATTCCCATATTGATTCATTAGTTGACCTGCTGCCTGTTGTCCTAGGCCTGCTTTCAAAGCCGCTAATTTCGTTTGTAAATCCGAACCTGCCATGCTTAAAGATTGTCCGAATCCCGAGGAAGACGTACCGCCCCCCATGCCTCCTCCCATCCCGGCAAAACGCTCTGCAAGCATTGGTACGGTTTCATTTTCGAATTGATTCATATACGGTTGAGTGAATTGATTGACGGCTTCTGAATTCGGATTCATCAATTGCCGTAAATAATCCATAGATTCTTCGTTTCCTTGGCCTATACTTCCTCCGGGGTTTATCATATTCATTAGTTGTGAATAAAAAGCTTGCTGCTTTTTATCCATCGTTGGCACTTTCTGAGGTTTTTGAGACTGGCTGCTTTTGTACATATCATATCCAATTCCTCCAGCCATTGCGATAAGTGGTGCTAATGCTGCAAAAACCATCTTACGTCTCCTTTAGATAATTTAATTCTATGTCACATTGACTAAGCGTTAAAGCGACAGGATTTGTAAAATATGCGTTTGTGTTGTCTGCGTAAACACTGGGATATGCAACAGTAAATCGTTTTCCTGCAGAGTCTGTGCAATGCGCGTATATTCCCGCTGACTGCTGCAATCCCATAATTCCATGAGCAAAATTTACGCTAGCCGATGCCCCGATCGGCGCTCCGTTCAAGTCAACAAAATTCAAAACTTTATTATACACATTGCGGAATTTCTGGGGATTGTCTTGCTTATAAAATTGCTTCGAGGCTCCCGTCTCGGCAAGAGATTTAAGACCTCCTGACTTGCTGTTAAGAGAGTTTGCTATCTGTCGTAAAAGATCTTCCACCCGCTCCGCAAATAGCTCTGGACGTTCTTTTATCGAAGGAAGATTAATCGTTTGCGGAAGCTGGTTTGTAATCTGCGGCTGATCCGATGAAAAACTCATACCACTATTCTCCCCGCTGGTTTCACATAAAGCGTCAATGCGTTCAATGTAAATCCGGAATTGTGGGTAATTTTTTGATTCATCAAATAATCGTTATATGTCAATTCGTACGTAAGATATTGGCCGAAAACATTAGCGTAAAATCTTTTCCAGGAATATTCTGCGGTAGGATTATAAAAAGGATTATAATCTACTGTTGTCCAGTCGCCTTCAGAGATATAGTCCGAAAAACCCGTTGAATCGACATTGAGATAGAAATTGTCAACGTCTATGAAAGTTATTGTATATGTTTGTCCGTTGACATCAGTCATTCCCAAGACATTTTGTATTGTTATTTTACGGCCGGTCAGCAGTCCATGATTTACGCTTTTTACTATTGCATTTGCTGTTTTAGAGATGTTTTCTATGAAGCCCTCTTGATTCGTGCTAGTTATTATGCTGACATTGCCGACTTGCATTGCTCCCTGTTGAGCGATTAGAGTATTTTTATAAATATTTACATTTATGACAGAATCGGGCGATGCGTCAACCTGGAAATCAACAAATGAACTTTTTACTTGCATGCCATTAGATTCGAAAGGGTTGAAGTCTTTCGTTACAATAGACATGCGCGGGATCAACGCAAGCGAACCGTTTCCCATGTAGACAGAATCTGTAGGCGTTGTAAATGTAAAATCGTTTGTGAAATCATTTGCTGACGGCTCCCATCCCTGTAGAGTTATTGTATCTCCCGAAACAGATCCGATTCTGTAAAATTTATCGTTTAAATCACTTGATACTTCAGAAGTCATAGAAGCATCAAGAAATACCATATTTTTTATGTATACGATCTCATCTACGTATAAATTATTATCAACTATTGTTATTTGAATGGGCGTTCCCGTCAAAACGATATCAGATATTTTCAATGAGATATCATCCTGGCCCACATCTTGCATACTTAAAACATAGCCGTTTTGGTTTCCTAAGACAATATCGGGGAAGTTTTCCGCGTGCGCTACGTCATCCCAAAAAACGGTGTCATCATCCCAGAAAATGTCGTCTCTATCCCATGTGATTTCAAGATTTCCTATGACTCGCTGTGTTCCCAAAAACGTGCAATTCGTGCGGAAATTCGCCCAAGTGTTGTTTCTGTAGTTGTAAACAAGAAGATAGTCTGGAAAATAAGAATTTTGCTCGGATTTGCTATAACACCAGTAAACAAGTTCTTTAAAATAATCTTTCATTCCTATGACTCGGGCTGGCCCGTTGTTCGTATTGTTAAATTCGAACACAAAGCTAGGGATATCTAGGTCGATGCGGTCGCAAAAATTAGAATCTGTCGCAATGATTGCTTTGTCGCCTACAGTGAAAACACCCTTATCAAAAAGAATCGAAGAAAACGTGCTTTCAGAACCGAAATCGCTTGAGATGCGCTCCCAAATAAAAGGAAGGCCATATTCACCAACATATCTCAATTGCCAGGTTGTTTGCTCGAAGAATACGACAAGAACGTTTTTGTAAAAAATAGCCGATACAATCTCTTGATTGACTGGTGCGTCTATGAATCCGCCTTTCCCGAAAACATTAGATTGCCAGGCGTCTGATTGAATAGGGCTTCCGATTTGAGAGAATCTGCATCTATTAAAATAATTGTTTGGAGAATCTCCCGATTTTCCTTCGTATGTATTCAACGCAAGAAGCCGGCCATAATACGGAACTATTATTTTGCATTGCTGAAGAAGAACCGGTTTTGCGTTGTTGTCTAGCGATGGTGAGAAATCATGCCAAGATGAATCGTAATATCTAATCGGATCATTTGTATTAAAATTCGTCGCAAAAAATAATCTGTCATAAGGTTGTGATCCTCTATAGTTTGCGCACCAGAAAAACTGAGAATCCGAACCCGTCCACTCCACAGAGCCAAATTGAGTAAAGTTAATTCCACTAAATGAATAAGAATATTTCGTATCGAAATATACGCTTGTCTCTTCGTTTACGTTCGCAGTATCAAATTTACTTATTCCCATCACCGGAAGGGTCGGATAATAAGCGCCTGTAAATGTAGCAGTAGAAGCGGCAGCAGCGCCCGAAAAAACAAGAGTCAAATCACCCGTGGAGTAATTTATATTAGCTTGAGTAATAAGACCGGCCGGTGTTATAGTCATTATGCCCGTTCCGGAAGAATCCATTAGAGTTTGAGAAATCGGAGCTCCTATGGCTATTGTAATAGCTGTTGTACTGCCGGGTTCTAAAGATGCATTCGGCTCTGTTGCAGACAACGACATTGAATCGAATAAATTTATAACGACCGTTCCGGCTCCGGGAGAAGAGATATCGGCAATAGCCTGTAATGTTAAAGAACGCCTGAGACGGCCGATTAGTCTTAATCCCTCCCGTTTCAATATGCGCTCTCGAAAACAATATGCATTCTCAAGACGCTGGAAGGCATTTTCTATTAACCGAAACGGCTTTTTGTTGCTTACTAGGCCCTTGTCAGATGGAAGTATATAAAGCGGTTGCATTATCCTCCCGATACCTGGACCATTACAGAAAATGGAAATGTACGGTTATTTATAACGCATTTTATTTTTATATAAGATACATTCAATTCATAAACTAAAACATTTGATGATGTTGTTAACGAATTCCCTACGGCAGTTATTGAAACTATATAGTTTGTGTTTGGAAGATTATTTGTGAAATTAATTGTATAACTAGAAGTTGGAACTACAGCAACGCTTGATATATTAAACATATAATCTAACGGCGAGGTGATAGTACCGCCCGCGGATACAGAAAACTTAACAGCAGCCCTTACAGGGATAAGGAGAGAAGAATAAGACGCGCTTCCACTGTCTGCATCCAGCATTAAAACAGAGCTTTTTGTCGCTGCCCCCACAAATGTTTTCGTGTTATCCGGATATATTCCCATTTCATCAACTGCAGTTGTCGGAACGCTTCCTACCGGAAGTTGCAAGAACTTATGCTTTCCGGCGCCGGTATCGTTAAACGCGACATGATTGACAGATTGCGTTGTATTGATGACCTGAAAATTTCCTCTTATCAAGTCCCGCGTTCCGTCAAGTGATTGTCCGATTTGCGGAACATTAGGAGTATAAGACATATCTAAACCTCGCTAAAAATTTCCTACGCCGAAATTATTTGATCCATTAGTGAAGTCGTATTGATCGGCATATATCGTTATCGCACGGCGTTTGCTCATGTTTGCGTATGTGCGCGTGTAATTCGCGTTGTATCGCTCTTGCAGCATCTTATCCATCATTTGCACGCCATCCATATCGAGTCGGTCTTCATATATTTTTTTTGATGCTCCGACGGCTATCGTCTCCCACCATTCTTGCGTTTCTGGACGTCCGTCAAGACCAAAAGACGTTTCAGAAGTTGTTTGCAGCAGTAATGAAGAAGGCAATCTATACCCTGTGATCTCTACCGTATATCCCATGTCGGGCACTGGCCTTACAACGAGTTGGTTTTGGAAAAATAATATCGCCAAAGGCTGTCTTAAAACGACCGGACTATATAAAGCCTTTATCTCTATTCTGTCGGAAACGGCGGAGTTAAAGATTAGATTTGAAACAACCCCCGTATCGTAATCAATAGTTCCTGAAGCATCTCCGATTATATTCCCTGCACCATCATCCGTAGCGTTTTGCGTCGACCCGTTTGCGTTGCTAGCTGTTATCAGTAAATTTTGGATTCTAGAAATATTAGATCCAGGGAATACGGGAGGAAATCCAGATGGAAAAGAAGCTGTGTTTGACGTTTGCGTGCTTGCTATCGGATTGTTATTAATACTTCTTATTATCGGACTTTTCTGTAAAGTTCCCGAATATGGGCCTATAGTGCCGTCTCCGTAATCGATCGTGTCTACAGTCTGCCAATGGTTTGACGAATTAAACTGAAAGAAATAAAAGTTCGTCACATCGTAATAAAGCTGCACTTGCCGTTTTGCTACATAAGATGGGTTTTCAAGAGTAGTCCAGTGATCTTTATCAAAAGGGTATGTGTCAATACCTTTTATCGTGTTGAACGTGTACATGTCTTTAAGATCCCAAGCGCGGAATTCGGCCGGGAAGTCATAAAGATAAAAAGAATTTATATAATCGACGATATCAGAATCAGAAAGCTGTATCGAGTCAGGACTTGAACTCAGCTTTCTGATTTTGTTTATAATTGACTGAAGGGTTGCTATAGCCATTATTTTCTTTTAAGTTTTTTAAGAAGTTTTTTGTCGTCATTTTTTTCTTTATCAAATGTTTTCATATCAGCTCGAAGATGCTTTCTCACTGCTGAATCATGACCTTTTTTCTTCATCTTTTTTTCCCTCTCCTTGCTTCGCTAAGAGCGATAGCGACAGCTTGTTTTTGCGGTTTTCCCGCATGCATTTCAGTCTTTATATTGCTGCTGATTGTTTTTCTTGATTTCCCTTTTTTCAAAGGCATTCGACACCCCCGGCTATTTAGCTTCCTGATTTGCTTCTTGATAAAGAAACTCTGTAGGAATAAAATTTACTCTTGATATTTTGTCGACAACAGGTGGAATTCTTCCATATTGTTTATTCGGATCTTCGCAATTCATGTCGTATCCACGAACGATTTTTTTTGTGTTATTCAGTCTTTTTACAAGGCCTGCGGGCAATTCGCAAATTTCCCCATGGTCTATATGATATTGCATGATCGGCTCGTTGGGGAAAGGCCTGTCGGTGAAATCAACCCAACCGCCCTGAGCGTCTAAGAATTCAAAACGCCCCTTCATAGGTCTGTAATATTCTTTTTTTTCCTTCTTTATCCGCTCTTCAACGTGTTGTGAATTCGCCGTCTTTGTTATTTTTTTGTTTACCTCAATGATTTTCATTGGAACCTCATAATAATTTTTTGAATTTCAAATCAAAAAAAGGGAGGGCAACCCCTCCCGTTTTCTATTCTGCTGTATGCTCGGTGCTGTAATACGCAACCCAATCGTATATAGACGAGGCAGCGGTAATTACATTCGTACCGATCCGCATAATATATTTATTTCTGTTGTCAAACGCAGCCGTTGTCGGCACGTAGGGGTCGGCAGCATTCGGATAAGGCCCTACTCCTGCTGGCAATATAATTGCCGGGCTTACACCCGCAACAGCTACAGCCGAGGCGGGCAATGCAAATGCAGTAAATCCCGATGTATCAAGATCTATTTGCAATGCATTGTAATTCGATGCCAAAGCCGTGCTATAAGCCGATCCGCTGGCGTTTCCGATAGACTGGACAATCCCTGAACGATTGTTGATCTCAGACATTCCGAAAGCCGAAGAAACGCGGAAAGACACACGCTCCCCGACCGAAAAATCGTGATAAACAGACGTGCACACGATACACTGACTAGCTTGGTCGATACCTTCTAGACCCGCTATCGGCACGATATAACGCCATCTCGGATAAAACCTGCTCGGCATTATTAATTGTATGCTTCCGCCAGTAGCGGCAGCGGCTTCATTCGATGAATCGAAGTTAAGCGTTACGCTACTATCAGAAGAAACGGCAGTTACGGAAAATTCGTATCCACCGACTTGAAGCATCCCGGTTGGATTGATAATTCTTACAACATCGCCAACAGATATAGACCCTGTGCTTGAAGTGACATCAGCAACAGCCGGATCGGCTTTTGTGATATCGTCAAGCGCATTTGCTGTAAAAACAGGGGGATTAGCAGTATCAATAAACGTGAAGCCATTTGCCGTCACGATATTTGTTGATAAAATCCCCGATGTTACTGCCTGATCTTCCGTTTCTGCGGCTCCGGCAGCCATTCCTTTGAACCAGGAAGCTCTTACAGCTGTTACGGAAGCATCATTTCCCCATTTTGTACGATTTTTTATAAAAAATTCGTCGGGCTGTCCTTGGGGCAAAGTGACATCATGTCTGTCCGGGGTCGCCGTAGATGTGAACGATCCCGAATATCTATTATTAAAAGTCATTTTTTACCCCCTTATATTCCGGTTGATCTTAGATTCTGTAGCCAAAGATCATTGGTGATCGCTTGGCCTTGATAGAAAGAACAACCAGCCGTATGCCTTAACCATTCTATTACTTTCATCCACGGCTGGATTACTGACCAATTTCTTGGCGGAAGAACCGCTTCGGATTCTTCTCTACAGGTTTCCTCTGTAGTTTGGACTATCGCATCCTCTTTCGAGGTCTCAGGACTTAGTCTCTCACGCTGAAAATTCTGTTCTATGCTCTTCTCCATGACATCTTCGACATAGCCAAACGATTTCCAAAGGCTTGTCATAATCATGATGATGAGCGTGTGGCGTACAATTGTTTTTACATCTTTCGCAATGATCTGGTTTGACAATCTGGCCGAGTTTAACAGCGAGACTGACAAATCTGTGGCAATCAATTTTCTTTGGATGCCTTTTCCGATAGGCTTTTGTATTTGCATATCCATTCTTTTTTCTTGACTCTTTAAGCTTCGCAAGAACTTGTTCTTTGTTCCTGTGATAATAAGCTCTTTGATTTGCCAAGACTTTTTCAGGATTGCGTTTAGCCCATCTTTCATGCTTTGCAAGACAGATTTCAGGACGTTTCTTGTAATATTCACGTCCTTTGATACGGCGACAATCTTTACATTGCTCAGCGTATCCATTTTTTCCTTTCTTGCTTTTGTAAAAACAATCATATGGTTTTTCAACCTTGCAAACAGTACATATCCTTGCTTCCATAATGCCTCCTTTTCGGAGTTATTATATACTGTGGGATATTTACTATTCAACATAATTTCCTTGCGCCCTGTTGCCATAACTACGCTGCTAAAGCGTAATCGTAGGTTTCCAAGTCAATCACCTGAGATTTTACAGTCACATTTTCGTCTATGACTGGGTCGTTATTGTACCCAGGCGGGATGTAAATAAATTTCATTTTACCCCCCGCCTGCCAAACCACTTTGAACCCTTCTTTAGCGGATACAAAACAATTGGCTACATCATTCCCAAGCAAGCTTGCTCCAACAGAGACAGATCCCTGGCTTGAGATAAAGAAACGCAAGTTGTTAATCGCGCCCCATTCCGAGCTTAGGGTTTCTGACACGTTTGGGTAGAATTGCTTGCGGATAAATCCAGTAATGTTATTTAATACTGGAATCATCCTAGCGGTGCACATAGTCATATACGCATCACCGACCGGGCTTGTTGAATACTTATTTTCACCGGGTATTTTTACCATGATGTACTCGCCATCATTTTGCTGTAGAACCGAGACGATTTCATCGCAATCCGATAAATTCATCTCTGTCGGAAGATCGCCATTAACCCCCCCGACGCAATTTACAACCGACATGGTGCCTTCGAGGTTGTCACGCTGCAGGACATCCTGAGTTTCTCTGGCGGCCTGCCCTAAACGGGCTGCTGCACTATTCAGGATTGGGTCTTCGTTGGTGATAGTCACTTGACGTGTCATCACAATATATGTCGAATACACACGTACACGACAATCGATATCCACACGATTCAATAATTGAGCCGGTGGATTTTGCTGGGCATCATCGAGCGGAACAGGAAACAAATCCAATCTTTCATAGCGCGACTGCCTGTCGATATACCCCATGTTGTCCGGAAGCATGACGGGAGTGGCTGCTAAGTTATGGATTAAGTTTCTTTCCGGCGTCGACAACAATTTTTCATTATAACGCTGCTGTATCTGAGGGGGCAGCGATCCAAGTGAAACTGTCATTATCAGACTCCATTTTTATGGAGCCGGCAATCATCCCATCGGAGGAGAGAATCCCGACATCGAAGCATAATGCATCATTTCTTCATATAGCTTAGAACGATCTTGAGACATGCTGAAAGCTTTAGCCATCGGTCTTTTTTCGATAGCTTGGGGCGACTGAAGCATAGATTCGTTTTCTGCTATTTTTTTTGCTGCTTCTTTTTGATGGATTCTTTCTGGCATATCTTTTTCAAGATTCAATGCCTTTATATATTTGTATGTTTGCACGCCCATCTTGTAGGGATCGCGCATCTCCGATATAACTCCCGCTAGCTCCGGTTCTTTTTCTTCAAAAAGCTCAAGAGTTTTCGCGTTAACGACAGAATCGAAATCGGGATATTTGACCTTAAAAGAATTCATTAATTCTTTTTGCTTTTGGATGGCTAGCTGCTGCTCCAGACTTTCAACTTTTTTCAAAAGGGGCTGTACAACCTTGCTCGCTGTTTTTTTTACACCATCATAATTGATGTAGTCATCGGCAGAGGGTTCCGGCTCTTCTTGCGTCTGCTGGTTTTTCTGAAACTCTAACGCTTGCTTCAAAAGCTGCTCTCTTTCCTGATCTCTTCTGCTAAATTCCGCATCTCTTCTGCGCAATTCCGCGATTTCTTGACGCGCAGCACGCCAGTTTCTTTCTTGTCTTTCATCGACAGGAATTGGCGCCTGCTGTGGAGTTTCTGGCTGATCATCCCGAGGTACGGCCTCGCTTATTTCGTTTTTTTGAATTGACTCTTCCATACACTTCCCTTTGCGCTGGCGAGGCGCGTTTCAACCGGAGCCCGCTTGGGCTTGAAATGAATGTAAATAATTATTTGAATTTTGTCAAAAAAATATTTTACACAAACTTCCTCATGGCGTGCCGTGTAAAAAAATAATCTTTGTGCATGGGAAAAAATTTGGCGGATATCGCCGTAAAAAATCGGATTTTTGCTTTCTATAGAATTTAAAAATTTACAACGTTTATGAAACGAATATTAATTGACGGGTTAAGATGCAAAAAAATGTAAACTTTTGGGAATTTTAGACTTGTTGCTTAAACGATCGTTTATGTAACATCCGATATGACGCGATTAAATTCGCTTTCGCACCAGCGCTCTTTGTGTTCGTTGCGGATTCTTGCCGAATTTTCAGGCAGCTCTTCTTGGGGGATCGCCCACGACCCGCTTTTCATTATCTCGAAACCGAAATGATTAAGATCAAAGTTTTTCCAGGCCATTATGTCTTTGATGTAGTTGTTGCAATATTGATCTCTATTCATCAAAACATTCGGCATCGCGCTCCAATGGGGGAGGCACCATAGAAACTTAACGATTCCGCGTTTTGAATTCACGTAGTACACGATTGTATCGTCTTCCGGCCATGGGCGATAAAATGTTTTATACAAAGTTCTGTGGATGGCGCGCTGCATTTGCGCGTCTTTTTTTTCATGAATAGTGATGTAAAAGGGGCGTTCTTCCCCTTTATTTTCTTCAAGCATCTTGTTAATGTTATCTACAAGAGATTTTGTAAGCTCGCGCGACAAATCTCCCGCATCGACATAACGCTCTTTGTTATTTATAGCTAAATCCCGGTATATCGCCCCGACCGTTTTTCGGGTCGGGTCGAAATACGAGATATTATCGTTATTATTCATAACGGCCCTTATACGCCTGAGACCGGATCTTAGAGGCTTCTTTGGCCTGAATGCGGTTTCTCTTCTCGATATAATTCAAGGGATTGCCGGTTTTTCCGGTAAACTCGTTTTCTGGAGCTTGATAATTTTCTGTCATCGGAGCTTTATATTTTTCGCTCCAATCAGTTAGATTCTTTTCTGAGTACTTCATGGGAACCCCCTTGTGAATTTAAATTTTAATCTATCAAATATAGGAAAAGGTGTCAAAAAAAATGTATGTAAAATACTTATTCACTATCGATGAGAAAAGAGAGGCTTGGGGAGAAGGCTTGTGGGTATACGAGCCGGACTATGTAGAAATTTACATAAAGGACGTTTTCTTTACTATCATAAGAGATGATGAAAAATTTTTACAAGCATCCGCTACGCTTGACAACTTTCATCCTTTGCATAACGGACATGGCCACATATATATGACTTACAGAAAAAAAGAATACATATCTTTTATTGAAATATTATGCTCTTGCTCTAAAGTTTCTGATTACATAAATTCTTTCGATCCGGTCTAGAATCGGAAAAAATCATCTTTCAAAAAAATACTATAAAGGTTAATGTAAAATAAAAATTTACATTAACACATGTTGATCCCGCACAAATTCGCGCCTAGAGAATATCAAATTCCTGTTTTGAAAGCTCTACAGAACGGCTGCAAAAAAGCAGTTCTGGTATGGGCTAGAGGTCTGGGAAAAGATCTTGTAGCAATGAATTACTTGATAATGCAGGCTTTGCAATCGCCGGGTGTTTATCTGCACTGCTTTCCGAATTACAACCAAGCCAAGCGCGCAATCTGGAAAAGCGTCCACGACACGCACGACGGCGATTCTATCTCATACCTAGACCACATCCCCGAAAATCTGATAAAGCACAAAAACAGCTCGGAAATGATGATCCAATTCGTAAACGGATCTATTTATTGTGTGATGGGCCTGGACGGGAAAAACGCTATGCGCGCCCGAGGGATGAACCCCAAATTCGTTGTTTTATCCGAATACGCCTTCATGGATGCGGAAAGTTGGCATACAATAGAGCCTCGTGTTAAACAAAATAATGGTACAGTAATTTTTATTAGCACCCCTAATGGCAAAAATCATTTTTGGGAGCTGTATCAATATGCAAAAAATGACAAAAGCTACTTTACATCATTCAAGACGATTGAAGATGCAAAGACTTTATCAAAGAACGACATTGAACAGCTGCGCCGAGAAGGGGTTCCAGAAGATTTTATACAGCAAGAATATTACTGCTCGTTCGAGCGTGGAAGCCAAGGTTCATATTATGGCAAGCTCATTCAGAAAGCTCGTGATGAAAACCGTATATGCCGTTTCCCGATTTATCCGGGACTGCCTGTTCATAGCGCTTGGGATATCGGCGTTGGTGATTCTACCGCTATTTTTCTTTTTCAGCATCTTGCTAACGGCCACTATAATTTCATACATTATTATGAAAATAGCGGTGAATCTCTTCTCCATTATTTGCGGTTCTTAAATAGATACCGAGAAGAAAAGGGCATAGAATACGGCCGTCATTTCGTTCCTCACGATATGAAAAACCGCGAATTCACAAGCGGGGTAGACAGACTCGAAAGCGCTCGTGAATTCGGCTACAGGATGGATGTTGTAGCGAAAAAGCCTATTGATGAAGGCGTGAATTCTGTCAGATCTTTTCTTCCTTTATGCAAATTTCATCTAGACAATTGCGCCCACGGCATCAAATGCTTGGATTTCTACAGAAAAAAGTATAACGAACAGCTGAAAGTTTATTATGACGAGCCGTGCCACGACAGATGGAGCCACGGAGCGGATGCTTTTAGATACGCCGTTATCGGTATAAACAGCATCGGTCTAGAGCCTAATGCTTCTAACAGCGATGTTGAAGCCATAAATAAATTCTTCGGAGGGGTTTAGGTGCCAAAAAATAATGATCCCATCATCTATCCCGGAAGCGATGTTGGCCTTGATTTTGACAGGCAGCGCCAAAGCAATTACTCTTCTTGCATTTCAATTTTGCAAACGCAATGGTACCAAGCCGATCTAGACCAAAGATTCGTACTTGGGGATCAAGACATCTGGAATCTTTTGTATCCTGGAGTCTCTGCAAGCCGTCGCAAGACGTTTAATTTCAATATAATAAATTCTTTGATCCAAGCGGTAAGCGGGCACCAGAGGCAGACAAGAAAATCCACCGTCTGTATCCCCATACATGACGGTATGCAGAAAACAGCGGATCAAATTACAAAATGCTTGTACCACGTGCATTCTCAGCCCGGATTTTACGAAACATACTCTGACGCTTTCGAGCAAGGGGCATTAGCGCAAGGAATCGGACTTCTATCGCTATTTAAAGACACTTCATCCGATTTCGTCTCGGGCGATATAAAAATGCGATATGTAGATTTCAAATCCGTCTTGATAGATCCATTTTTCAGAAAGAAAGATCTGTCAGATTGCAGGTTTATTTGGACCCGGCAGTTTTTCGATAAAGAAGAAGCTGTAAGATATTATCCGCAGCTGAAGGATTATATAGAAGATATGCCTTCTCAGGGGTATAGAGACGATAAATTTTATTATATGCCTGAAGTCTATCAAATTCAGTTTCCAAACATGCTAGCGATTGACGAGTACTGGTATTTATCAGACCGCGAAGCTATATGCATAGTCGATACAGAAACGAATGAAATGCAAGAATTTACCGGAGACGAAGAATACTTAAGAGACATTAACATGCATTTCGGGGGCCGTCTAAAAGTTATAAAAAAAAGAAGGCCGACAGTAAGACGGCAATTCATTATAAACGACCACGCCGTAAAAGACGAAGAAAACCCCTATCACATAGACCGCTATCCTTACGTGCCGGTGTTGGGGTATTTTACCGACACTCCATACTATGCGCTTAAGTTCCGCGGATTAACGAGGGATCTCAGAGACGCGCAATTTTTATTTAACAGAAGAAAAGTTGCCGATCTTGACATATTAGAGGCTCAGCAGCAAGGTCTTATCATCGAGCAAGGATCTCTTGTAACGCCTGATGATGCTTTGAATACCGGCCACGGGCGCGTTCTTGTCAGAAAAAAAGGGTCTGATCCGTCTTCAATAATGCCGATGGATATCCGCCCGCCCTCTCCTGTCATGATCCAAATGGAAGAGATGCTAAAAGAATCTATATATAGAATAGCCGGAGTAGATCCGGCGGCGATGGGCATTGAAGTCGACGATAAAGCGGGTATTATTTCTATGATGCGCCAAGTTGCGACTGCCAGAAATCTTCAAACTCTTTTTGATAATATGGACTTCGCGCAACGGCTGGCAGGCGAAATAATCGTCGAGATGATACAAAAAAACTGGACGTATACAAAAGTAAAAAGAGTGATCGGCGAAGAGCCCACGCAAGAATTTGAAAATAAATTATTTTTCAAATATGGTTGCAAAGTCATTCAAGCGCACTTGACAGAGTCGCAGCAGCAATTAGAGCTTATGCAGCTTCTTGAACTGCAAAAAATGTATCCTCAGCTTGATCTGCATCAAGAAGTCATAGACTGCATGCAGATACAAAACAAAGACAAAATAAAAGAAAAATTGGCACAACAGGCTCAGCAAGCACAAGAACAGCAGCAGCAGATGCAGCAATTGCAGATGCAGCAGATGCAAGTAGACAACCAAACAAAATTAGCGTATGCAGAAAGCCAGCACGGACTAGCCTCTGAGAGAATGGCGAAGATAAAAACCGATATGGCGATTGCAGAAGATAAGTTAAAACGAGCCCACACCGAAGACACCGCCAGCTTATTGAATGTTTTGCAAGCAATAAAAACTCTTGAGGGGATGGACTTAAGCCATCTTGAGCAAAAATTGAGTATATTGCAATCTTTGCAGCCCGAGGCGCAAGCGACGCCGACGACGCAAAATACTACACAAACAACTTCTTAACGAATGTTGTTTATAATTAGACTTATAACACAATTGAAAAGTAAGCTGCGCAACTGTTTGTACTGTAAAGAAAAATTTATAGCGAAGCATTGCAACCACAAATTTTGTCAGCCTAGGTGCAAATGGAACCATAAATACCACACCAAAGACAAATATTTACCGATAGATAAAAGAAGAAAAAAAGATGCTGCGTACAAAGCTAAAAAAATAAAAGAATTGGGAGGTTACATTGAGTGGCTGTATTTCAGAAGAGAGCCCGAGCGTAGATACAACGAAAAAAGAAAAATTAGAAACGCAAATAGAAAATGGCTCGAAAAAAACTAGAAATAAAAAAAAATTAGAGACTCCTGAAGAATTTTTTCCGGAAAATAGCGCTAAAATAAATTGGGTTTATGTACTTAAATGTCTTTTTTTAGATTATCTCCTAGATTTTCCAAAAGAATGTTGGTATTCAACTCTTGATAACGAGGTTAGAAATCAAGCGTCTGGAATGATTCTTTGCATGCTTGATAAAAAACATCAAACATTTTTTTTGTACTCGCTTCCTAAAAAGGAACAGGTTTACATATTTAAAATTCTACGCAACCAAGCTGTCGAATTTGTTAAAGAGAATATAGGAGAGATACGCAA